GTTTCTCAGATACCGAATCACAATCCAAACAAGCCACAACCCACCCGTACAAATTGTAAGAACAAAATCGAAAATAAGACCGATAGTGCTACGCTTTCTCGTACCTTTGTTCGTATTTTTATCTCCTTTCGACAAACATAATAAGAGAAATAATGAAAGAATTATTAAGCAAGACAAAATTACCATTTCAATCACCTCCAATTTTCAATTTGCATCTCTCATGAAATAAATTTATAAATCTCGCTAAGACCGGAATACTTTTTGTCACCTTTTACAAGTGTGGGCGCCTGCCTAATACCAAGTCTGTTTACAAGCTCCGCATTATCCTCAGCTAATACCTTTTTGAAAGCTATATTGGCTTCTTTTAAAAATTTCTCGGCTTGTTTACAATTTGGACAGGTGCTGGTAGTGACGAGGATTAACTCTTCGTGAGTTTTGTTAACATTGTACGTACGACGGTCTTTGAACTCTTGAACCTTACCGTCATTCCAATTCTGTACAGGGCGATAGTAGCCGGTAATACGGCTGTATATTTCAGTGTCCTCACCACAAACTGGACAAGACTTTACTTCTCCGGTTAAATATCCATGGTTCTTACAAATAGAATAAGTAGGGGAGATGGTGTAATAAGGAAGCTTGTAGTTTTCTGCAATTTTACGAACCAGATTAGCGGCTGATTTCCAATCAGGGAGCTTCTCACCAAGAAAAGCATGAAATACGGTTCCGGACGTATACAGCGTTTGAAGTTCATCCTGAATATCAAGCGCCTCAAAAATATCATCAGTATAGCCTACAGGCAGATGGCTCGAATTGGTGTAATACGGAGTCCCGTTTTCATTCGCAGTGATTATGTCTGGATATAACTTCTTGTCATGCTTAGCAAAACGGTATGCTGTAGATTCGGCAGGTGTAGCTTCTAGATTGTAAAGATCACCATAAAGCTCCTGGTAATCGCTTAGGCGCTCTCTCATGTGATTCAGGACATCCTTAGCAAACTGCTGTACATCAGGATCGGATAAATCTTTACGCAGCCATTTAGCATTAAGTCCCGCTTCATTCATACCAACAAGACCAATTGTGGAGAAGTGATTATCAAATGTTCCCAAATATCGCTTAGTATATGGATATAGCCCCGCATCCAAAAGCTTAGTAATAAATGTCCGTTTAACCTTAAGAGAACGAGCAGAAATATCCATCAATTTGTCCAGCTTAACATAAAAATCTTGTTCGTCCGTAGCCAGATAAGCAATTCTTGGTAGGTTAATAGTAACTACACCGATCGAACCTGTAGATTCACCGGAACCAAAATATCCTCCAGATTTCTTACGAAGCTCTCTCAAGTCAAGTCTAAGCCGACAGCACATGGAACGTACGTCGCTCGGCTTCATGTCCGAATTAATATAATTAGAGAAATATGGAGTACCGTATTTTGCTGTCATTTCAAACAGAAGTTTATTGTTTTCCGTCTCACCCCAGTTGAAATCTTTTGTAATAGAATAGGTTGGAATAGGATATTGGAACCCACGTCCGTTGGCGTCGCCTTCAATCATAATTTCAATAAAGGCTTTATTAATCATATCCATTTCCTTCTGGCAATCGCCATAGGTGAAGTCCATTTCTTTTCCGCCGACGATAGCCGGGAGATTAGCCAAATCATCTGGAACAGTCCAATCAAGAGTAATATTACAAAACGGAGCCTGCGTACCCCAACGGGAAGGGGTATTCAATCCGAATACAAATGACTGTATACATTGTTTAATTTCTTTCTGTGACAGATTGTCCACCTTTACGAAAGGAGCTAAATATGTGTCAAACGAAGAAAATGCCTGAGCACCAGCCCATTCATTCTGCATAATTCCGATGAAATTAACCATCTGGTTACAAAGCGTTGAAAGATGGCTTGCAGGAGTAGAAGTAATTTTCCCGGCTACTCCACCAAGTCCTTCCTGAATAAGTTGCTTCAAGCTCCAACCTGCGCAATATCCGGTCAGCATCGATAAGTCATGCAAATGAATCGCGGCACTTCGATGTGCGTCGGCAATCTCGCGGTCATAAACATTCGACAACCAATAATTAGCAGTGACGGCTCCAGAGTTAGAGAGAATAAGACCTCCAACAGAGTAACTCACTGTGGAATTCTCTTTTACACGCCAATCATTAAAACTAATATAGTTATCAACCAAATCTGTATAATTCAAAACGTGTTCATTATTTATCATATCAAGTCATGTTCCTTTCCATGTATATATTTTTTAGAAAAAGAAAGAGTCCTTGTTTAGGACTCAGTCTCTCTTACCTCTATTAAATTTGGGTTTGATTCTTTCTTTTATCTTTTCTTGATTTTACTTAGAACAAGGTTTCCACCCATAAGAACTGCACAAACTGCTACTTTAAGTAGAATTATTTCCTTTCTGTACATTTTATTAAATTCTTTTCTCGGTTCAACCACCATTGTTTTATAATCTTGAAACATCTCTTTCATTTTCATTTCCTCTTCCTCCTTTTAATATTGGTTTCCATAATAGGAGATGTAAAATTCGCGTACAATATCATTTTTTAAAGTCCTAACTATCCTCCTTCACTTTAATAATTCTTTGATTACTACTTCCGTACATTTTTCCAGTGACTAATTTATCCTGTTCAAATTTTCCATCGACGATATAATCAGCCATCTGCGCAAGCTGAGTATTTTTAATTTCCTCATAATCAAATCCCGTGTAAATCCATACATTCAAATGCTTGGGCAGAAGTTTCAAGAGGGCGACACATTCCTCTTGTTGATAGAATGGATCTCCCCCTGATAATGTAATTCCGTCTATATGCTTATGTCTTTTAATGTCTTCAGCTAATTCCTCTGGCGTGATTTCTTTACCTCCGTTAAAATCCCAGGTTTCCGGGTTTTGACAACCAATACAATGATGTGCACACCCTTGGCAAAATATTACATAACGGACACCATAGCCGTTAACTAGCGAACAGGATAAGGTTCCTGCTATTCGCATGGTAACGACCTCCTTATGTAATCCAATTCTCCTTAGCGAAGAACAAATGAAGTCCCAACATCAATGCAAATATAAAAAAGGTGCCGTCGTATTCAATGGGAATACTCAAAGCACCAAATTTAACAAGCAAGAGAGCATATAACTTATTTTTCAGTAGTTCCTTCTTCCACATTTTATCCTCCTTTAAATATCATCTGTTTTTCTGTTGATGCTAAGCTCGGAATCAAATCCGTCCGGATAACGATCCTTGAGTTTATTAATGTTCATTTGAAAAATAGTTTCCAAGTCATAGCCGATTGCATACGCACTAATAGCAAGATACCATGCGATATCTCCAAGTTCCTTTGCGATATGTTCTTTATTAAGAGTATGACCTTGAAAGAGATGCTTCTTAATCAGGTCAATACATTCACCGGCTTCACCATTAAGACCCATTATTCCGTTTTGAAGCTGCTCCATCTGTGTAAGAGCCGGATTAGCGGTTCGCAAAGCGGCTACTTGGTATTCGTTAATTGTCATCATAACTAACTTTCCTCCTCTGATACACTGCATGTAATAATTTCGCTCCACGGAAGCCCTTCAATCCACTTGCAGAATTCTTTCCATTCATCAAGCTTATGGTTTTTACGGTATTGATAGATATTAGCCAGCACTTCGTAATTCAGCATGACAGTACGCTTCTGATTATAAGAAGAGGGGAGAAGCTGAATCATCTGCCACCAGTAGTCTTTTTTATTATGACCTTCGTACTTTGGATTAGAATCGTCGTACTCCAAATATAAATCTCTAGCCTCGTTCAAGGTTTTTACTGTAAAACCGAGACATTTAAAAGACGCAGGGAGTAAGTGGTCAGTGCTGAAATCAGACATTTTAAATCTCTTAGCATGAATTTTATGCATAGTAGAACAGGAGTTGGTAACCGTACCCACTTTATAAGTGTCAAATTCTTTCCACCAATATAGAGGCGCAGTAATATCAACGTAGACAATAATCATTCTGCGGAACTTGGCATGAACAGGACCACCTTTAACAAGCTTCATCATAAGCTCATGGTCGTTCTTACCGATTTGAAAAGAATGGTCGTATGTATGACCGCAGTCATATGTCGCACAGTTGAAACAGCCAATTCCATCATCGCCGCCCTTACAAATACCGCTGTCGGATTTATCCCAGCTATTCATTGGGTTCCTCATCCCACGGATAGCATGCTCAAAACCGGTAACCTCTGCTTTTTCAATTAGAATCATTGTTCCACTCCTTTCAAAGTTTCCAATAAATATTCTTTTATAACTTCCGCATGACATCTCTTAGGAGCACACCAACAAAAGAGATTTAGTTTTCCATATTTAAGAAGTATGTCCTTTAGAATGGAAAGTTCAGCTTGCATAGCGGAATCGTAAAGTTCATTATAGAACCATTTTTTGTATAATTCACAAACCTTATCTCGCTCGGATTCGTTCTTCATTTTAAACCGATTCCCGAACCATGAACTTCTATCCACTTTAACGTCCCAAGGGTGTATTGGTTTTTCTGTTCTTAGGTTCTTTATAGAAATAT